TATTCTTTACTATATAATTTGTATATTCGATTTGATATTCAGAACTATTAGTAATACTTTTAACCGGATTACCAACTGAATTTAAATCAAGTTTTAAAAAACTTGGTAATTTAATAGAATATGATAATATATAATTATAATTATTAGTATTAGTTATAATATAATCACTATAAGTATTAGTATTATAGCTAATAATATTCGTTATCCCTTTTTCTATAATATAATCATTATTTATTGTATAAATAACTGACATTTTAATTACACCATCGGTTGCTGGAGATAAAATTGGTGTTATTGTAGAAATTTGTATATTTGAATTAAAATTAAAATTACTATTTTCTATTAAATTATAATTAGTAATTGCATCTATATCATTATAAACGGGTTCATAATTACTTGTTGCATAAAAGCGAAGGGTTATATTATTATTTGTTCTAAAATTTGAGTCTCTATTATAATTTAAATTATAATTTAAAATTGGATTATTAATAATATTTCTATTATCATCTTTAATAATTAAATTTAGATAACTTGAAGGATTCGCTGTTCCTATACCAATATATCCGCGATTATTAATAGTAAAATTATCATTTGATGACGTATAATTAAAAATAGTAGGATAATTAGAATTATTAATTAAATTAATATTGATTGGTATATTCATATTATTTGCACCAATATTTATAAAACCATTTGAATTAATCGAAAAAACTTTTGTTTTATTATTTAAATTTGAATTATAAAATTCTGCTATATTGCAATTAACAAATATTCTATTGATTACTAATGATGGTTGATTATAACTATTATCATTATTAATAACAATTGAATTACTCGCTATAACATTTCTTAATGTTAATTTTTCAGAACTAATATCAGTAAATGTAATTTTACCGTTTGTTGTAAATGGTTTAATAAGATCAACTGCTAAAAAACTATTTGAATTAATTATAAGATTATCATTCATATTTATCGAATTACTCGTAATAAGAATTTTATTACTATTATTAATATTTAATCGTATATTACTGGTATTAATTGAAAATAATTCATTATTGCTATTATTTCTATTGTCGGTAATAATGAAATTATTATTTTGATTATATAATCTGATATTCAAATTTGAATGAATTACTATTGAATTATTTGAAGTATTTAAATTACTTTGCAAATATACATCACTATTAAAATAAGTTCTATTGCCATTTATCGTAAAAATAGAAAAATTATTTTTATTTAAAACAAATGATGAATTAGACATACCAATCATAAAATTATTTTTAAAATTAATAAGTGCATTCGGATGACTCTCAACATCTGTGTTTATATATATAACATTTGAATTAAAATAAGTATTCAAATTTAATCTATTATCATTTATCGTTTCAATTGGTAAATTACCCACATAAATAGACATATTTATCAAAAATCCTTTATCTATTATTTTACTATTTATTATATTATTTATATCAAATATAAAACTATATAAGGATAATTTATTATTAAAATATAACTTTAAGTGAGTATCAAAAATTCATTTTCATTTATTTTTACTAATTATAGCGGAAGGTTGCCCGAGCGGTCTAAGGGGAATGACTTAAGATCATTTATACTTCGGTATGCGTGGGTTCGAACCCCACACCTTCTACCTTTATGTAAATTCCGCTATAATTTCATTAATTTTTTTAATATCTATAAATAGAAAAAATGGAATATTTGGAGAATGAAATAACTGAAATTGTTTTTACACCGGAAACAATAACTATTACTTATGATAATAATGAAATAGAAGTTGTGGAAAAAACAAAAGACGGTTATAAGAAATTATATGATGCGTGGTTAAAAGAACAGCCGATGTTCATATCAGATATTTTTAAAACACAAATGCGCGATTTATCATTTGCTTATCGCAATAATGAAGCATCTTTCAATCAAATGAATGAATTTTTAACAGAAAAGAATAGAGATCAAGCATTGGCTTTTATTGTTTATATGCGAAAAAGAGATTTAACTTTTGAAAAAGCAAAATGGAATGTTGTAAATAAATAAATAATAATTTAAGGAAATCTTCTGTTATGTAATTATTATCAATGATTATTGGTGGTGCATTAATAACAATTGCTTTAATCGCTTACTATCTCTATTATCCTAAATTACCACCAAAAGGAAGTCTCAGTTATTATAGATATAAATGGAAATTGACATAAAGATTAGATGATAATTATTATTTATAAATAGATGAATAAGTTTTATAAATTTTTAATGTTAATATCAATTGTTTTTATGTATGATAAATTTACAAATAGAGCAATTCTTCCACCGCCTCTGAGAATAGTAAAAGAACAACCTTTTTATGCATCCAAATATTTATACTCGACTGATTTTATAAATTTTTATAAAAATCATTCGAACTCTTCTTTAATTCTTTTTTCATAATAAAATACAAAAAATTATATTATTATAGATAGGATAATGAATACAAAGACAATTACAAAACTTCAAGATTTTATTAAAAAGATTAAGTCTAATGATGAATATGAGTTGGAGTTAAGATATACCGATAATATAAGCGAAGATACTTATAAAAAAGTTATTGAAAATTTCAAAAATAAACAATTGAAAATGACTGAGACAATCACTTTTGATATCAACTTCATAAATAAAAATACTAATTATCGCATAACAATTGATGGTAAAGATATAGAAACTTATTCAAAAACTAATAAAATAACCAAAGAAATGATTAAAGAATTCATTATTAAACAACCAGTTGATACACCAATAATAATCAAAACTTCTAATCTTAAAATTAATTTAAAAGAAGAAAAACCAATAACTGACGAATCAACTGTTAAATCATTATTATCTGTTTTATCTAAAACCTCAAAAGGCTTTCGTTATAAAACAAGAACTTCTTTTATATCAAAAAATGGTTTATATAGATATGATTTTACAGCTGTTAATAAATATAATAATGCTAATCCCAAAAAAGATAATTCTAATATCAAATTTTCAATTGATAACATCCTTAAAAATGAAATCAATTATGAATTAGAAATTGAAATAGTTAATAAACAAGCTATTACCAATGAAATCAAGATAGCACAAGAATTTTTAAATGAAGGTGATAATTTATATGAATTAGTAAGAGGAATTATTGAAGATATTAGTGATGATGAAACTAATGATGATGAAACTAATGATAATGATGAAACTAATGATAATAAAGAAACCGATGGTAAAATGAAATGGACACTGCCTAATCGTATTGGTTATAGTGAAGCAATTTTTAAGACTTTTAGACCAGAAAATTATCAACCAAAAACTAAATTATCTTGTTCTTGTGATGGTAATAAATGCGATGTTTCCAGCGATTCCGTTAATCTATATCCTCAACAAAGATTAATTAAAGATTATGTGCAATATGAAAGTCCTTATAGAGGAGCTTTATTATATCACGAATTAGGATCTGGAAAATCAGGAGCATCTATAGCTGCGGCTGAGGGTTATATAAATAAAAAACAAATGTTTGTATTATCTCCCGCTTCTTTAGCAGTTAATTATGAAAATGAAATTTTAAAAATAAGTTCTATTGGTCTTAATCTTAAAAAAGATTGGAAATTAGTTAATGTAAATAAAACAGATCCGGTAGTTGCCGACATCTTAATAAAAAAATATGCAATCAATGCCAAAGAAGCTATTAAAAAAGCGGGGTTAGTTTGGATACCTTTATATGAAAATGATATTCCAAATGCGACTATTGTCAAATCAGTTGTAAATGAAGAAGATAAACCATTTGTAGATGCAATGACTTCACATATAATACGTAATCGCTATACATTCATAAGTTATAATGGTTTAAATGCTGCTTTAATAAATGCTAAACTTGGCAAAGGTTCAGTTAATAAATTTGACAATTCTTTTGTAATCATTGATGAAGTTCATAACTTCGCATCAAGAATTGTTAATGGTAGTAAATTGGCAAAAGATGTTTATTTAAAATTAATGGATGCTAAAGATTGCAAAGTTATTTTACTATCAGGAACACCAATCATTAATAATCCACACGAAATAGCAACAATAGTTAATCTTATCAGAGGTTATCTTACTGTTTATCAAATGCCAATTGAATTAAATGAGGAAGAGATTATTAATAAATTAAAACCAACTAATCTATTATCAGTCATTGATGATTATTATATTGATTATGAAAATAAGAAATTATTATTATCATTATTACCAAGAAATTATAAGAAAATAGAGAATCAGGTTTCGGTGGTTCAAAAAAAGGTTTGGGAAAAGGACGAAGAAGGATTCATTAACGAGATAATGAATGCCTTGAACTTAAAAACAAAAGTTAATAAAATTTTATTGAGTGCTTTACCAAGTTCTGCTGAAGAATTTAATAGCTATTTCTTAGATATGACTGATGACGAAGAACCAAAGATTAAAAATCCTGATTTATTTATGCGTCGTGTTTTAGGAACAATCAGTTATTATAGTATTAGTGGTAGTGAATTATTCCCGAAAAGATTAGATGATGTAACAAGATATCTTTTTATGTCTAATAATCAATTTAGAAAATATGCAGATGTTCGTGATGTTGAGAGAAAGATGGATATGAAAAAAGGCGGTGTTATGGATAATAAAACATCTGTTTATCGTGCTTTTAGTCGTATGGTCTGTAATTTCAGTTTTCCAGAAACAATTGATCGTCGCTATCCTAATGATATTAAAAAAGCTCTTAAAAAAGAAATTGATCAAGAAGAAGATGATGAACAACAAAGAAGAGTTACCGGTAATACACCCAAAGCCACTGATGTTTATGAAAAGGAATTAAAACAAGCTATTGAAGATTTGAAAGATGGCGGTTATCTCACTTATCAAAAAGTTAAAACTGAATTAAGCCCCAAATTTGCCTCTATGTTTGGTGATATCGAAACATCACCCGGAACAGTTCTAGTTTATTCACAATTCAGAAGTGTTGAAGGTCTCGGACTTTTCAGTGACTTCTTAAATCAGAATGGATATAAGGAAATTGATTTTAAAAAGGTTGATGGAAATTACTATTTAACTGATCCCACAATTTTTAATAAAATGTATGATAATAAACGTTATATAATCTTCAGTGCAGACAAAGAAAAAACCCGATTTTTAATGAATTTATTTAATGGTGATTTTAAGAATTTACCACCGAAGATTATTGAGGCATTACCCAGTGATTTAAATCAATTATATGGAAAAATAGCGAAGGCTTTCTTTATTACCGCAAGTGGTGCTGAGGGTATTTCATTGAAAAATGTAAGAAGGGTTTTGATAACCGAACCTTATTGGAATAATATCCGTATAGAACAAGTTATAGGTCGTGCCATTCGTTCTTGTTCTCACGAAACATTACCTTTACAAGATAGAAATGTTACTGTTTATAGATATATAATGAAATTTACTAAAAAACAATTAGAAAAGAATTTTACCATTCAACAATTAGATAAAGGAATTTCAACCGATGAACACATTCTAATGATGGCTAATAAAAAGATGGCGATTGTTAGCAGTTTTCTGCAAATGTTAAAAGCTAGTTCATTTGATTGTGTTATTAATGCTCGGCAAAATAAACCACTTGCAAATGGTTATAAATGTTATAATTGGGCTATTGGCGTAAATAACGATGATTTATCATATACAAATGATATTAAAGATGATGTCAGAATTATGAAACATAAAGCTAATCAAATTCTTAAAAAAGGAAAAGGTAAAGTGATAGTGAAAGATGGCGTCAAATATGTTGAAATGAATGGTAAAATTTATAATTATTATAGTTATGTTAATGCCGGTATTTTAATATCAGAAGAAATATAAAGTTATTTTGTCTATAGATAATTAATATATGAATAATTATTGCATATTTAGAAATATAAATGATTGTAAATGTTGTTTTTTTAAAACTAAGAATAAATATTGTAATTTGCATATTAACAATGCCAATTTAATTTATGAGATTATTAATGATGCTATTGGTATTCGACAAATAAAAACAACAAATGATATTTATCTTATTTTCAAATATATATATGATACACCTACTATATATGTAAAAGAGGGTATTTTTAAGAAAATATTAAAATCATTGTTTATAAAACAATGGACATTAAAGAGTAAATATAATTATATAAAATTTCAAAATTACGAATTATTTATAAATGAGATATTTAAATTAAATTTGAATACTTATAAAATTGAGAAAAATAATGATTTGTCATTTTTAACCAAAATAAAGAATTTCATGTATTACGTATCAATCAGAAATCATTTATATAAATCAAATATAACTTATACGAATGAAACGGATCCATTCACCTTCGATAAATTTGAAGAAATACCATTTAAAGAAAGATTTATTTTTTGCGAAGACAATAATTATTATTGTTTTAAAGCAAGCGATTTTAAATATTTCACAAGGACAAATGGAAATTGGAATCCATACACTAAAAAGATTATTGAACCTAAAATAATTAATAATTTAGAAATATTTATTGATTATTTTAAAATAAATAAAAATAATAATAATAATTGGAAAACATTAGAACAAGCTTTTACTGATGTATCTTTAATAATTCAAAAAGTAGGTTTTTATACTAATACGCAATGGTTTCTTAAGTTATCTAAAATTCAAATAAGAAATATTATTCGTTTATTTAGAGTCATATCATTAAGGAATAATAATAATAACAATCACGAAGAATATTTCAGAGATTTAATGTTACTTATATTTGATAATAATAATAATGATAATAATAATAACCAAGAAGAAATTTATTATTCATTTGCAAGAAATATAATTGAGATTTTTGAGAATGGAGATTCTAATTTCTTGCTTTGTTGTAATTTTATGAAATCAATTGGAGTTTATAGTAATGATTTTTATAATAGTCTTCCGGAATGGTTATCTGATATCGAAAGCCCTATTATAATAAATTCAAATAGTTTGACTCAAAATTTAGTATATTTAATTAATATCATAGAAAATTAAGATAAAATGCAAGAAATAAATAAAGATTTAAAACAAAAAGATTTTTATTATACCTTGAAATTGAGAACTGCCTTAATCGGTCTAATTTCCTATTTACTTTTATCAAGTATGACAGCTTTCAAAGTCTTACAAATAATAATATCATCAACAATTTTTGATATTCAAATCATTGATGAAAAAAAAGAACCTACTATCTTAGCAAGATTAATAATGAGTTTAATTATAGCTATATTGCTATTCATTTTTTAGCACGTCCGCCTTTCTTTTTCTCAACAGGAGCTGAAACAACTTCTTCTTTTTTATCCTCAGTTTCTTCAGCTACTTCATCGTCACTATTTTCAATATGTGTATCATCTAAATCTGCCGCAACTTCAGCGACATCTTCATCATCTTCTTTTTCTTCATCTTTCTCATCTTCAAGCTTTTCAGTATCGCTATCATCAATAAATGTTACATTATTGTTAATAGTTCGCTGGAACTTTCCAGTGAGTAGCTTCCAAGTGCAGCCAAATCTACCACCTGCAAACCAGATGCTATTTAATTCGACAATCAATTGAGCTTTGCCACCCTTAAGTTTCATTAGAATATCTGAAAGATCAATAACTTCACCATTCATATTATAACTCTCGAAACTAAATCGTTCATTTTCATTGTCATAAGGAAGTTTAAATCGAATTGTAGGAGGATATTTGCCAATGACTTTTCCAGTGCTCTTATCTTTATCTACCTTAACAATCGGTGAAAACATCTTAGTAACATACATTTTCTGTCCATCATAATCATCTTTAAACCACGCAAGGCGATTTTCAAATGCATCATCAATAATCTTAGCTTCAATTTCTTTAAGCTTAGTTAGAAATGAACTGATCTTTGGATTTTCTTCATGTCCTTTGAAAGACATACTCAACTCATATTTCTTATCTTTCTTTTCAACTTTCTTAGGATCTACTTTTGCGTTCTTATCTTCAAAACCACCTTCGCTAACACCGTAAGGTAAATACATAACAGGTGTTTGAATGCAAAGTTTTTCTGATCCATAATTAATATAAACTGCCTTTGCACCTGAAGGTAGGATTTTAACTTCAGTATATTTAAGATTAGCTGTATTAATATTCTTTGGTAGAATTGTTTTGGACATTTGGTTTGATATTTATATATAAAATTATCTTTAAATAAAATAATCATTTTTTTATTTTTTCAAATCTAAAAAACTAATTGAATTAATCTAATCGAAATACGATTTAAAAAATTGATTATTTAGTTTATTATAACTATTATAATCAATAATGAATACTAATGCAAATAATAAACATCAAGTGAGAACTAAATTAATTACTATGTTTCAAAAAGATTTAGATTTATCAGAGATTGAAGCACAAGACCTTGAAATAGGAATTTTCAATTCTTGTATCGATTATGCCAATTCCCTTAAGATTGCGACATCTTGGTCTTGTGAATTATTTGCAGAAACTTATATAAATATAGCAATGAGTATTTACGCAAATTTAGATAAAAATAGTTATATCAAAAATGAAAAGTTAATTGATAGATTGAAACAACGAGAGTTTTTACCGCATAAATTACCTTATATGAGTGCCGATGAAGTTTTCCCTGAAGTTTGGAAAGACCTTATGGAGAAACACCAACGGAAAATTAAAGGTGCATATGAGATTAAACAAGTTTCTATGGCAGAAGACATTAAATGTGGCAAATGTAAGAAAAATAAAGTTACTTATTATGAACTTCAAACAAGAAGTGGAGATGAGGCAATCACTCAGTATTTCAGCTGCATTTGTTGCGGTCACAAGTGGAAATATTAAAAAATGATTTTTTTATCTTAATTTAAAAATCATCATTGAAAAATGAATACTAATGAGGTTATACCTGGTCTGCTTACTGGTGTCATGTCTGCTCTCATCTTTAATCCGCTTGATAAGATTATATTTGCATCATCTATTCAAGGCAGATCATTGAGAACTCGTGCCACCTTTTCGCATCCATTCAATGGCGCTCTCAATAATATTGGGACTCGGTTGATTACTTCAGGTCTTTATTTCTCATATATCGATCATTACTCGTCTGTTACAGAAAACAAAGCACAAGTCGCCTCAGTTACTGCACTGTTATGTTCTATTACTAACCCTTTTCAGTTGGTTAAATATAACAGTTGGTTTCATAGCATTTCATCTCGTCAATCTATTTCTTATATCTATAAGACTCACGGAGTCCGCGGATTTGGAATTGGTATCACTGCATTTATCACAAGAGACTTTATATTTAATTATATATATATCTCTAATAAAGATAAAAATAATCATTTGTTCAACATTTGCATTATTTGCGGTGCTCTTACTGTTTCATCACCTTTTAATCTAATCAGGGTAAAGAAATATGCGACAAATGCATCGATTCGCGAAATTGTGTCAAACTTTCAATTCAGACAATTGAGTTTAGGTCTCGTGGTTGCTCGTAGTTGCCTATCGTTCTATACAGGACAAGTAATTTACGACTATCTTAAATCAAATTTAACAATTCTTCCAATTTAGATTTTGTTAATTTGGGTAATTTCATAGATATCAAAGAAATTAGTTCTGGTTTTGATTTATTTTTTGGTATATCTGATTTTTCTTTTTTCGTATTCTTTACTGGTGTTATTTTACCATTAAGCAATATATCATTTAATTGACTCTTATTTTTAGAAGTTAAACCAGTCATTGTTGGATATTTCTGTAAAATCATTCTTATTAATTCCCCTTTTGTCATTTCCTTTTCTTTTTTTACTTCTTTTTTAACATTTTTTTTTGCGGGTTTCTTAATTTTAAAATCTATCTCCTCTTTTTCCTCTTCTTCTTCTATAGGTAACTTGGGAATAACACCTTTTCTTTTAAAATCTTGGATTACCTCAGATGTTAAATTATAATAATTTGCTATTTCATCATAAAGCATAGATTCTAATGTTTTTCTTTCATAATGATAATATGGAATTGGAATTGTACCAAATTGTTCTAATTGCGCTTTAATCTCATCATCTGTTAAAATAGAAATATCAAACATATCATTAATAATTTCAGGAAGACCCGAAATTTTTAAATTTTCAGGAATACTCAATTTAGCCTCTTCTTCTAAACTATTCATTACTTCATTATCTTTGACTCTGACATATATAAGAGTTTTAGAACTTATATCTGAATTTTTACCAGCAGAAAAACACAACTGTGAATGATCTGTCACAAAATCTAATTTACAAGTTTTTTGATTTAAACAAAATGTTTCATCTTTCCTTAAATCCCAATTATATTTCATTAATGCACACGGTTGGTTATTTAAACTTCCGCCATATTGCATTGCTGGATCATTGGTTGTGCTTTGCCATCCATTATATATATACCTTTCATTATCACAAGTTATACCAGCAATTACATGTGAAATTGGCATTTCATTATAATTAGTTAATGTAAATGCATCTAATTTATATTTATGACCATTTAGATAAATGATATCTTCATAATTTGAAACTCCTTTAATTTTACATTTATATTTATCAGCATAATAACTATCATATTTTTTAATATTAGCAAAAAATTGATAATTATCAGCTCTATTTTTATTTAAATCTTTATGTATAACTGTTATGATATCTGGAACATTTTTAAGACTATTTTTAATATCTTTATAAACTTCTTCATTTGTTGTTATATTATGCTTTAATATTAATTGATATTCTCCTTGATTTGAAATAACATTTGATACTTCTTTATAAAAATTAAATAAATATTTATTATCTTTTGTATAAGTAATTTCTAAACTATTAATTTGTAAATAATCAAAAAAAGTAGTTATATAAGTTTCATAATAACCAAGATTTACATAATTTTTCTTTATTTGTTTTTTTAATAAATTTGCGAGTCCTTTATTATTAGAATATTTAATAAGTTTATATAACATAATTTCCGGTCTAATTTTATTATAAAAATCTTGTGCTTTCTCTGGTTCTCTATAATATTTAATTAAAATTGATTTAAGAATTTGAAAAAAAGAATTAGTCTTATCCCAATGTTTAGCAGTTTTAATTAAAACTCTTCTTGTTAATTGACTGTAAAGTGATATCATTAAAATAGCATTAAACCAACAAGAACCGCTAAATTGTGGAATGACGGATAATTTAACACATTTATTTCCACTATCCATAAAAAATTAACTTCTATTTAATTGATATATTATTAAATATGCTGTATTTGATTTTAAAAAATCGTTTTTATTAATTGTATTTACATTTTCGTCATTATATAAATTAAAAGTTTCATTATTTATTTCACAAATAGACATATAATGACCACCGTTCAAATTTCCATAATGCAAACCCATTGATTTCAATCTATAATTATAATGATTAGTATCATCTATAATAAAATTGAGTTTTTCATTAACAAAAACTTCTGAATTATCTTTATTATAAATATCTTTGAAGCGATTTAAAGAAATTACTAAAATTTCGGGAAA